CTTTCGCTTTTTTTAGAACCGAAAACCAAAGTCCCCAATTATGAAAGAAGAGCTAGAACTATGGAGAAGCATACAAAAGGAGTGCGTAGACAGTCTAAAAAGGCACGGCGCAATACTTGAGGCTATTACAGATAGAGGCCAGGCTGTAATAAGAAAGAACCCAGCCGTAGAAACCTTGGCAAAGGCAGAGCGCAAGATCCAAGAATTAGAAAAGATAGTAGGTAGTGAGCTTAACCTGGACTGAGAATATAATAGAGCGCTACTGCGTTCTCACGGAAGACGAACACGCCGGCAAGCCAGTTAAACTATTAGACTGGCAAAGGCATCTAATTCGTGAAAGTGAAGGCAAGCGCGTAGTCTGGCTAGAGATACCACGAAAGAACGGTAAGAGCGCTTTTATTGCTATGCTTGCCATAGCCCATATGCTTGAGGGCTTTAAAAATAATTCTAACCCTCAAGTAGTTTTAGCCGCTGCGACCAGGGAGCAAGCCGGCATACTGTTCGCTTATGTTCGGAACATGGTACTTTTTAATCCAGAGCTTCAGAAAGTACTTGAGCCATACCGCAAAGAAATACGGCTTAAAGGCCGGCCTGGCTTCCTAAAAACTCTTACCAGCGACGGAGGCAGTAACCACGGACTAAACCCTAGCCTTATTCTATGCGATGAAATCCACGCCTGGAATGAAGTTAAAGGCCCGGACTTATGGGAAGCCCTACGTACCTCTATGGCAGCACGCCCTAGTAAAATGGTAGCTATTACCACCGCCGGGGGAGCTTTTAGCTTTGCCCACAAGTGGCACGAATACGCCAAGCAAGTACTAGAACGTCCAGAAATAGATCCGTCTTGGCTTACTATTATATACGGAGCTGAAGATCATGAAGATCCACACGATCCTAAAGTATGGGCAAAGGCTAACCCTAGCCTAGGGGTAACCGTTAGCTTAAAGTACCTGGAGGAACTAAGCAATACTGCCAAGTACGACGAGCCTACGCTATTATCTTTACGAAAGCTACACCTTAACCAATGGGCCGGCAGCGCCCAGCCTTATATACCGCTTCAAAAGTGGCTAAAGTGCAGCAACAGCAAGAAGGACGTAAAGAACTGGCGCTGTTTCTTAGGGGTAGACCTTGCAGCTGTTAACGACTTTACGGCTTATGCAGTACTATACTTTAACGGCGAGCAATTCCACACGATCCAGTACTACCAGATAACGGACTACGCTATGACTAAGCGTAAGAACAAGTACCCAAACCTAGTAAGGAACTGGGCAAAGAACGGTAACCTAGAGATAGTGAAGGGTGAGGTAACTACTACGGCCCACAGACTGGAGATAATACAGCGCATAATGGACAGCCACCCGGTTGAAGGTATCTTCTTTGATCCATGGAACGCCGCCGAAACGGTGGACACTATGCGCCAGAGGTACGGTAAAAACTTTTGCTATGAGGTGCGCCAAAGCGCTTTAATGATAAATGAACCCATGAAGTTACTGTATCGTAGTGTAGTTACGGGCAACCTTACCCACGATAACAACCCAGTTACTGCCTGGATGGTAGCTAATACTAGCCTACACATAGATAAGAACGATAACTGGACTTTCCAGAAGGACAAGGCACCCGACCGAATAGACGGAACCGCGGCAATCCTTACCGCCATGGCTGGATATGTACACAACGCTAGCACCGGAATGAGTAGCTACGATAGCGAAGAAATTATTTTCGTTTAAATTTGCTTTTTTAAAATAATTATTGTAAACTTTACGCGCGCATGGCATCTTTCTACGATAGAGTTAAACGGAGTATTTCGGGGGTAATCAATCCGCGCCCTTGGCTTATAAATCTTTTCGGAGGTACTGGCACTAGTGCCGGGGAAAACGTAAGCAGTACAAACGCTCCTAAGGTCGCCGCGGTATACGCGTGCGTAAACCTTATAGCGGATACAGTAGCGAGCTTACCCTTTAGGGTGGTTCGCGAAACAGAGGAAGGCCAGGTATACGTACCTGGACTAATCGACGACCTAGTACGTAAGGCTCCTAACAGCTCTTATAATAGCTTTACCTTCCGTAAGGCTATGCTTACGCAGCTCTTACTACGTGGCAACGCTTACGTATTACCTATGCGTAACGGTACCAACTTGGCCGGCTTTGAGCTAGTAGATACCGACCTAGTAGAAATTGATACTACTGGGGGAAACCTTATCTACCAGGTACATCTCACTAACGGCGTTAAACTGCGTCTAGATCCTTCACAGATCATACACCTAAAGCTATGGACTTTAGACGGTATTCAAGGCGTTAGCCCTATAACTTACGCCCGTGAAACTATCGGTACCAATATGGCGGCAACTAAACACCTGGGCAGCTTTTACGGCCGAGGTGCTACGCCAAAGGGTATTTTACAGATTCAAGGTACCATCCGCGACGCTGACCGCGTACGCCAGATAGGCCAACAGTTCGACGCGCGTTACGCTGGCGATAATGCCGGAGGGACTGCCGTACTTACCGAAGGGGCAGAGTACAAGCCCGTAGCTATGAGTATGCGCGAAAGCCAATTTCTGGAAACGCTACGCTTTGGCGTTGAGGAAATTTGCCGCCTTTACAAAGTGCCACCTCATAAGGTAGGCCACATGGAAGGGGCCGGCTACTCTAACAGCATAGAGGCGCAGAACGCACAGTTCGTTACGGACTGCATTCGCCCAATTATCGAGCTTATCGAAATGGAGTTTACCAATAAAGTACTTAATGGTAACCGCCGCTTTAACTTAGATATGCGCGCGCTTATGCGTGGCGACATCATGACGCAAGTACAGCGGAACGTATCGTACTGGAATATAGGGGTAATAAGTGCTAACGAGATCCGTAAAGAAGAAGGCTTACCGCCTATCGCTGACGGGGACACGTATAATAAGCCTATGCACATGGCACCACAAAACGACGTAAACAATGGACAACAAGGAAACGCGCAGCTTACCGCTGCCCAATGATGGAGGAGGACGAAATGTTAGCGGATACGCCGCCAATTTTCGCGAATATGACATGGGTTCTTTTAGGGAGCGTATCGAGCGTAGTGCCTTCGATAACGTGGACGCTTACGACATCCACGCTCTATACAACCACGATTACCAGAAAGTACTGGCCCGAAGAAATAAAGGTAAAGGAACCCTAGACCTTATTACCGACGAAGAAGGCTTAAAGTTCGCTTTCGAGCTTCCCGACACATCTACCGGCAACGAAGTACGCACCTTAGTAGAACGTGGCGACGTAGACCAAGCTAGCTGGGCTTTTACCGTAGCTAAGGAAGAGTGGGCAGACGTACGCAGCGAAAAGCCGCTACGCATCATTAAAGAAGTGGGCGAAATTTACGATATTTCATTAACGCCGAGGGGCGCAAACCCTACCACCTCCGTAGCTTTGCGAAGCTTGGAGGCAGCACAACAAGAACCCGAACTGGAGGTACCAGTAATTGAATTAAAACCCGAAAACGTGGAAAACGTAGAAAACACAGAGGAGCGCGCGGCTAATTTCGTCGACGCTTCCGCAGTCCAGGGCAAGCTCTCTAAATCAGAGTCGCGCGACTTGGCAAAATTCAATATCGTTAAGGCTATCAATGAGGCCCGTAACGGTAAACTTACTGGCGTAGAAGCCGAAGTAAACCAGGAAGGTATTAACGAAAAGCGCAAGCTTAACCAAGACTTCCGCGATTCTCACGCGGTGAACCTTCCCGAAATGATGTTCCGCGCGCAGACTGCCGGAGGCGCTACTACTGGTTCAGACTTGGTATTCACCGAGCCAGGACGTTACGTAGACTTCTTGTACCCTAACAGCCCTATGCTCAATCTTTGTAGCGTAGCCGATAACTTGGTAGGTAACGTAGACTTCCCTAAGCAGACTTCCAGCTACTCTTTGAACTGGGAAACTGAAACCGGAACCGACACGGCCCAGGATATCAACTTTGACAAAGTAACAATGTCGCCTAAGCGCGCCGTTATTACTGCGTCAATGTCGAACCAGCTTTTGCGTCAAGAATACAGCCGCGGTATCGAGCAGCGTATCATTGGCCAGCTTAACCAGTCTTTCAACAAAGGACTAGAGAACGCAGTACTTAACGGTACCGGAGCTTCTAACCAGCCTAGCGGTATCTACACCGAGCTAGCAGCACAAGCTATTTCTTTGGGCGCTATCTCTTTTGACGACTTGGTAGACATGGAAGCAGCTTTAGCAGCTTCAGACGCTTTGGACGGACGTTTAGCTTATGTTACTCACCCTAACGTAGTGGCTAAATTGAAAAAGACCAAAGTAGACGCTGGTAGCGGTCGCTTCTTGGTAGAAGGTATGTTAGATCCAGTTAAGACCGCCAACGGTTACAGCATCTTCAATACTACACTTTCACCAGTAGCATCCGGTAACTACGGTATTATCTTCGGTAACTTCAACGACGTACAGATCGGCTTCTGGGGTGGTGCTACTTTAATGGTAGATCCTTACACTAACATGAAGTCTTCTATCGTTGAAATTTATGTCGAGCGCTTCATGGACGTAGCAGTATTGCGCGACGCTTCCTTTGCACTAGCCACAGACGTTACTATCTAAAAATGGCTAACAGCATTACCTACACACCGGAAGCCATTAACCTCACAGAGGTAAAGGCATTCTGCCGCGTGGACGGCACAGCCGACGACAACTTACTTACCTTCCTTTATGAGGCGGCTTGTGAGGAAGCGTTAAGCTACGCCCACGTAGTGGCTGGTAGTGCTACAATTACCGCGGACACAGTATGGGTAAGCTCTTATGAGCTTCCCTACTGGCCCGAGGGTACTATTACCTCCGTTCACGTTTATATAGACGGAGTAAGCACAGAGGATACCGAGTACGAACTGTTAGACGGCGTTATACTTCCTAGCATAGGAGATGAAGGCGACCGCATGATTATCGTATATACAGCCGGATACCCTTCTATGCCAAAAGACTTAAAACACGCTATTTACCAGCGCGTTAAATTCGGCTACGACTTTGGGGACGATATGCCATACAACGTCGGGCCGCGTTTCTTTGATCGTATTGTATTCCGTTATCGCAGAAACTTTGCATGACGTTAGACCGACGCGTAACCCTATACGAACCCACCACCAGCGTAAACGCTAGCGGCCAGGTTAAGCGCTCTTTTGCGAGCGCTGGGGACTTCTATGCCCAGGAAGTTATACCAGGGGTAGAAGTAGCCGGGAGTGAAGCAATGGTTAACGACCAGATGCAAAGCAGCTACGTAGTTAACTGGCGTATGCGTTACCAGACCGCCGTAACGGCCGACTGGAAGCTAGAATACGGAGGCAAGTACTACGACATCATTAGCGTCGCACCGGAGGGCCGTAAGCGTTTTATTTTAGTTAAAACTAAACTGCGCGACAATGGCACGCTCTAATACTATATACCTCCGCAGCCAGTCAGGCAGAACCGAAAATTTTGACCAGTTCCGTCAGCGTC